AAAATATTATCATACTCTAAATCAAAATGAAGAATACTCGTAACTTGTTCGCCAATATCATTTACTTCTGCTAATACAAATGATTTGTTATATGCCTTTGCTACATCTATAATAATATTTGGAAATAACATTGGTTTGATTTCATTATTGCGATATTTTGCTACTATTTTATAAGGAAAGGTTGATATATCAAAAACAACAAATGCCGAATAATCATTATTTAATCCTCTCGAAACATCAACTGTCATTATGTAAGTATGTTCATCTATTGGTTGTTCATATACATCCAATCCAGCATTTTTTTTGATTGGTTCATCATAAACTAAAGTTTTTATTTTTGCTGGATTTATTAATGTTCCAATAGAACCCAAGAATTCACATAAAAATTCTACAGCAAATTGTTGTTCGCTTGTGTTTTCTATTGTTTGTTTTTTCCATACTTCATCTCTTCCTGGAACTTCACTCCAATGAACTTCGGTAGGAACATATTGATTTTTTTTTCTTTCAGCGTCATGCCAAATTTTATAAAAATGGTTCATTCCGTGAGGAGTAGAAACAATAATTAATTTAGTAGATTGTCCAGAAGATATGGTAGGATAAACAGAACTGAAAAAATCTTCAGCAATATGATTAGGAACGAACGCAAATTCATCCAAAAATATGATATTATAAGAACCACCACGCACCGCAGAGGCAGACGTAGAGGCGGCAAGAATCTTTGAACCATTCTCTAGTTCTAATGAACCCCTATTCCATATTAAAACCCCCTGCTGCATCCATTTAGGAAGGTTTTCGTATGCTAATTGAAGTCTTCCAAGAAGGTCTCTAGCAGTAGACGCTTTATTAGCAAGAATCGCAATATTGACATTATCATTAAATAGTGCGTAATGAAGCAAATAAGAAACGACAGTGGTAGATTTACCAGACTGTCTTGGCATTTTGCATACGTTAAATCTGTGATCATGGAAATTCTTGATAAGTTTTTCTTGAAACTTGTACATCTTAAAGGGCACAAGACCATGATCAAGTGAAACAATTTTTATATAATTTTTCGCAAAATACACAGGATCTTTTTTACATTTTATAAATTGCTCAATTTGATCCTTGGTAAACTCTATTGGCGTATTTGCCTTTTTTAATAGAGGATTACCCAGATATTGATCGTTACTCATTATTTATTCGTCCTTAAACTGCCCTAAACCAATGCAACTTAATGTCTCTTGTTGCTTAAAATATAACTTCACATAACACTTACAGATATTTCTAAGTGTCTCAACATCTGCACATTCATCCAAATCTCTTGACATTTTTTCGTATTCAAATATTTTAGTTAGATTTGTCAATTCAATACTTTTTGGGTCCATTTGGTTCTCCTGTAAATAATAATGGTTTTGTTGGATCATTTGCCGAAGGATTAAATGCTAATACAATTGCATTTGGATAAACTTTTCTAATTTCTCTTGTTACTTCCGTTTTTGTTGGTCTAGTAAATTGTTGAAAAAACATTTGAGTTGTTATGTATTTTCCTCTCCAATTTATTAGTATAGTATATGTAGACCCACGAGACTGTATTCGTAGATAGTTTTCGTCAATATTTGTTTCCTCATTTGCGGGATATGGCATTGTTATATTATAATCTTTTTTTGAACTAATTATCTCTGCTGGTAAAGAAAACATATCCCAATATCTTGAACCGTATTTACATTCACTTCTTCTTTCGAGTTTTTCACATTTTGGGCAATATCTATCTGCTCTTTCTCGAATTGGAGTATGCCAATCACCATCAAGAGAATTGGTACTTTCGGATTTTGTTCCCCAATTAGCAGCACCAACTTTACGACATTTTACGAGAGCTCCCGAGGCATAAGCAGAAGGCCATACTTTATACCTTGATTTGACTTTTGTTTTACAGGCATCTTCCTCTACATACTCTTCTGTTGCAACATTTATTGCCTTACCTTTTCTATCTGGATTTGGATCTTCTCTTCTTTTTATTGCTGCCGCTCTTTCTTCTTCTTCTGGAGACATTTCTGCTGCCATTTTAGAACTACCACATTTTGGTTTAGTAGTCTGCCCTGGTTGTTTTGCACAAGGTTTTCCTGCATATTTTCCACCCAACTGAACCCATCCTGGTTTTCCATCAGAAGATTTACTTTTTGCAAACCAATCGTGAAGAGAAGCATCACCAGACTTTGATGCCTCTTGAATTTCTGTTTCTTCTGGAATACAGTTTGGGACCATTTTCTTTCCTTTCTTTTTCATTCCAACTTGCTTATAACCTTTCCAACAAGCTTCTCCAATTTCTTGACTATCGACATAATCTGCTGCAGTATCAATATAATCTGCTGCTTTAGTAATTTTGGATTGCACCCAAGCTTTAATATCTCCTTCACCTTTCATTTTTTTACGAAGTCTTTTTGCAGCATTTGAAATTATAGATAATTCAGAACGAGCCATCGAATATTCGTGGTCTTCTTTTTTTGAAGATTCCTCGATATTACAATCACTAGTTCCGTGAGAGGGGCAATATTTTCCTTTTTTAGTTTTATTGCAAATAGATTTTGTTTCTACTACAAACTGTTTAAAACTTTTCATATGAATCTTTTTAACTATTTAGAAATATCTTCTGCATTTAAACCATTTTTAAGAAGTTTTTGTAGTTCTGCAGTAGAACCAATAAAGAGTGCATTTGTAACATTCTTTGGTCCAGATTTTTCTTCTTTTTTAAGTTCTTTTACTTTTTGATGTATATCCATTAGTTTATCAGTAGAATCAGCAACACTTTTAATCAACTGTCCAAAAACTTCATATGCCCTTGGTTGTTGTCCATCTTGGGCAAGTTCTAAAAGACTTGTTGCTGCTTCTTGTCCTTTTTCAATTAAATTATAAAGAGTCCCACGAATATAATCATAATCCAATTCTGAATGGTCTTTATTTTCGATGATTTTTATTTCTTTTTTTGATTGCTTAATAATTTCTTTTGCTGTAATTGTTGCTTTAATTTCTAAAGATTCATCTATCTTATCAAAATTATTTTTCATACATCAATACCTTTAGTTGGACTATAAGTTTTTCCATCACCATAGTCATAACGATATTCACTAAATCCAAAATCGTCATCCTGTTCGATTAAAGCATCATCTGCATTATTAATAATATTTACAACAGTACCAAAAGTATGTGATACGATTTCGGTTTCATCTTGTCCCCTATTAACTGTAATTGTATTTCCAGATATTTCTTTAATGTACATTTCTTCATTATCAATTTCAATGTAATCATTCACAGAAAGTGATGCTGCATTACTTACATCAAATTTAGTAATTTTATCATCTATATGTTCTGCTAATGAAGTTGTATTATCATTGGTGTAATCTTGTATTGCCCTTGGTTCGGCAACATAACGAAGTTGTCTAGAAGCATTTTTTCTGTTTATGTTTGTATAATAATCGACTTGTACTTTTTTGATAAGACCTTCAGTAGAATCAGGTAATGGTCCAAATAGATACGTTTTTGCTGTAAAGTTTAAATCATAAATTATAATTCTTTTTTCATCAAATCCACTTTCGTAATTATCTTTGAAATTTATATTTCCAAGAACTATTGGAATATCACGTTTTTCACCTATAGAAGATACTAAATCAATTGTTAAATTAAAAGATGGCTGAAAGTATGGGAGAATTTGTTCTACAATTTGAAGAGCATCATCATTATATTGAGTCATAATTGAAAGTTGTATGCCCAAATTATAAGGAACAGGCATAAACAATCTGTTTACTACTTTATCATCTGTGAGACTTTTTGATTTAAATGTTTGCATAGTAGAAATTTTTCTACTATTATCATATTGAATACTATTCATTTCAAATGCAAGTCTTGGGAGAATTATAGCAACTCTTTTTCTTAAATCTGGTTTTTGCTCTAATCTTGCTAAAAACTTTTCAGTAGGACCATATGCAATTGGAACTTTTATAGTACTAAAATCGCTATCATCTTGTTTTTTATGTTTGATGTTAATATCATTAAATAAAGTACCAAAGGCAATAATTGTCTTACGAATTATTTCGTGATAGTAGTATTGGCCTAACATAATAATACCTTTTATTAATTATTTAGATTTAATAATCCCCAAAAGGGTTTCTTTCACTGAAATCTAAAATTTCATCTGCTTCATTTTCTATTGGTATGTTGTCTGCATAATCATCATATTCGTCTTGAGTATTGATTGAAAGAATTTTATAATTTGCATTTGACCCCCCACTTGTTGTTCCCATACCAACTACAGATTCTCCTCGAATAAAACTTCCACTTAAAGTTTTGACTTGAAGTATTCTTGTATCATAATCCCAATCATTTACATAAGCAGTAGTTCCGGTCGAAACCCCTCTTACGATTTCATTAAATATATAATTGCTTGTAGATACACCAACAGGTGAAGATATTGTAACTACTGGTGATTGTGTATAACCTGCTCCAGCATTAGTATAACGAATTGAAGTTACAATACCAGAAGAATTAACAAATGCTTGTGCGGTTGCACTTGTTCCACCAACAGGTGCAGTACTTATTGCAACAATAGGAACGGTAGAATAACCAACTCCACCAGAAGTTAAATTTATCGGACCTAAAGAACCAGAAGATATAATTGCTGTTGCTATTCCTCCAGATCCACTATTGCTTATAATACTAACAGTAGGTACAACTGTATATCCAATACCTGGATTTATAACTAAAATTTTATCAATCGAACTTCCAGTTTGACCAGAACGGCTCGTCATTATTGCAACTGCTGTCGCATTTACACCTCCAGAAGAAGCAGTACTTATTGCAACAATCGGCACAGAAAGATAACCAGTCCCATCATTAATTAAATCTATTCTTGATACCGAACTGCCACCAACACCCGCAAGACTAGATGCAAGTTGTACAGTTGCAGATGCTGATGTTGCGCCCAAACCAACCATAATAAGTTTTATGATATATCCAAAATCTTTTACTGACTCGTCAACTTCATTAATACTTGTATTAATTACATCATCTGCTTCATAATCCATCACTTCACATCTTAATTCGTAAACATATAAATTATTTAATTGATAAAATGGTTTTTTTCCTTCCACATATTTGATTTCAAAAATTGTATTATCTAATGGGAGATAAATCAAATCTCCCTCTTGAGGTCTGGATGATAATTGAATTTGTGTATTTGAAGAAATAAATGGACTAATAAAATCTTCATATCTTTCTTTTGAAATTATAAATGTAACTTCGTCAGTAGTTTTTACACCAAATTTTGATAGAATGTCTCCTTGACCTCCAAATCCCTCATAATTGACTAAATATGCTTCAATTCTGAATGAATCATCAAATTCTGATGATGTTATTTCCTTCAAAATTGTATTTTTATTAATAATATTTCTTGGAAGAT